TTAGTCCTCCCGCGCGAACTCGCCGAACAAGTCCCGCGCGGCGCGGACGTAGATTGCGTGCGCCTCCTGCGGGGTTGCGAACTGCCCGAGATAGCGGGCGCGTCCGTCCTTCCAGATCTGGGCGCGCCACTTGCCGGTGTCGCGGCGCCGATGCACGCCCTTGAACCCGGACGCGTTGGTGCGCGGGCGGCCGCGGTTGGCGGCGTTCGTCGACGCGGTCGCGCGGCGCAGGTTGCTCCAGCGGTTGTTCGCCCGGTCGCGATCGCGATGATCGACCATCGGCCGGCACCATGTGCCGGTCACATAAAGCCAAGCGAGCTGGTGCGCCTTGTAATTGCGGCCGCCGATATGGATGAGCCGGTAGCCGCTGGTCTTGTTCAGGGAGCCGGCCACGTCGCCGACCTTGATCGCGTAGCTCACGCGCTGGCGCCAGCGAAATATCCCGGTCTTCGGATGGTAGTGTAAAATCTCGTGCAGCCGCTCGAAGGTCAGGCGCGGGCAGCGTTGCACGGCAGCCTCGCAAATGAAAGAGGGCCGCACGCGGCCCTGGGGCTGGATGATGGGTTCTTCGACGAGGCGCTGACGGATGGCCGGCTTGCGCTTGATCAACGGCTGCGGATTCCGCTTACGGGTTGCCGCCAACCGGAGACGGGCCTAAGGGCCATGCGGTCGTCCCGGCGCCTCGTCCTTCGCAGGCGATATTTGCGCACGGATTCCGCGGCGAGCATCTTGCGTCCGGTTCGGACTTCTTCGACATAAAGAACGCCGTCGATGAGTCCCCCAAAACCGTCGTGGCCTCATGCAGCTCGGGCAGATCGCGCGGTTATCGCGGGACGATGTTTGGTGGTCTAGATTGGCCTTGAGTAACGGCTGTGGTGTTCGCTGGCGAGTTGCCGCCAGCCGGCGGCAGGTATACATCCGATCCGCCGGGAAGCGTTTCGGACGTTCGACGCGGGGCCTCAGCGCCATGTGGTCGTCCCGGCGCCTCCGTCGTCCGCGCGATATTTGCGCATCGACGCCGCAGCGAGCGCGTTGCGGCCACTTCGCACTTCTTCGACATAAAGAATGCGCCCGTCGATGCGCTTCCAATACCCGATGCCTTCCCGTCCGAGGTCCGTACGGCCGAGGTAAGCGGTCGATCTGCCGTCGTGGCGCGCACAGCGAGTTATTCGTCGCGTTGGTCGCGCGGTCAGCTACGCATCGGCCCGAACAGGTTCCTCGGATCGAGCCGCGTCGTGCGAAATGGTGCCCGGGGCGGCGGGAGGCTCGGCGGGGCCGGCCGGCTGACGTTCGGCGGCGGGGCCACCGTTTGGCGTTTCGCCGACATTGCCGCCATCTTCGCCAGGGCGAGGAAGCTGTTGGCTTTGCGGCGCATCGCCGACGGATCGGCCAGGTGCAACGCCTTGCGGCGAAGCAGCTGCCCCATTCGCAGATGCTTATGAGCCTCGGTATTCATCCGCTGTGCCTTTTCCGTAGACCTGATCGACCTCTTGCGGCGTCGCGAAACCGCGCTCGAGCGCGTCGCCGATGACGGCGCGCTTGAACGCATCGAGCGTCAACACATCCCGGCGCGTCACCAGCCGCGCGGCACATTCGATGTCGGCCGGATCGACGCGGTCGGGCGGAACGCCGACGCGGTGAAGGGAGTCGACGACTTTCGCGCGGTTGCCGGCGATTTGCTGTTGCGACAGGGGCGCGGGCGCTGGGGCGACTTCGAACTTGTTGTCGGCAGAGGGCACCCCTACATTTCCGCTACCCGGCGTGCCCGAGGATCGAGTCGGGCCCAGCAAGTCGGGCGGGCTCCCCATACTACCCCGTCCGCGCCGGCTTTGATCTTCTGTTTGCTGAGGAAGATCGCGCGGCGCTGGCGTTCCCGGTTGCGGCGGCGCCGGCGCGCGTGCTATCGTTGGAGTCGGTCCTGCTCCCTCGCCGCCGTAGTAAAGAGAAAGCGGCGAGCGTAGGTCAGCCGCGGGCTTTAAGCCGGACTGATCACCAGGGCCACCACTCCCCGCCGCAGTCGGCGCGGCGGCTGGCCCGGCCGGTACCACTCCTCCGCTTCCACTTCCCCGCGCACGTCTGTCGAAGGCGGTGAGCAGCCAATTCTTCGGCGCGAAGTGCCAATTTTGCGAGATCGCCGCGAACTCGTTGCCGTCCGGCGATTCCAGATAGATGCGGCCGGCCGCTTCGTCGACCGCGACCTTTCGCATGCGGGCAAGCCGCTCCGGCAGGTCGGGCAGCACCTCCGCATGCTTGGCGGCGATATGTGCTAGGCCGAAGCCTTTGTCGGTTTGAGGATTGTGCGCGCCCCAGATCACGTCGATGCGGCCGTCGGGCACGTCGGGGTGTTCGAGCACGCCGCGCGCGTCTCCGGTCTGCGCGCGCCGCAGCCAGTCGACTGCGTCCGCCCAGCGATTCTGATAACCATCGAGAACCGGCCCGAGCGGGCCGTGGTCGATGATCTGCGCCCCCTCGTGCAGGGGCGGAAGTTCAGGCTCCGGGACACGGACGGACGCCGCCGAGTCCGGCGTGGGCGCGGCGGGTGATGCTGGGGGCGGCGGTCTTACCGCGGGGCGCGCGAGTCCGAGTCCGCCGCGCGGCGCGATCAGCGAAAGCGCGGTATCGGCGTTACGGCGCGCTTCGTCATAGGTCATTCCGCCGGGGCTGAGACCGCGCGCCTGCTCCGCCGCGCGCACCTTGTCTTCGCCGTAAAGGGCGACCGCGCCGGCGCGCAGCGCCTGATCGGCCTCGACCATCGGGTGGCCGATGAGCGAACGCCACACACCTTGGACAGGCGCGAGCGGCAGCGTCGCGGCAGCAACCAACCCTTTGCCGGTATTCGTGAGGCTTTCCAGCGGGCCTTCGGCGGCCATGTTGCGCTCGCCCCCGAGCGACGACGGCAACGCGCGGCGAACGCCTTCCCACGCCTCGCCGGTGGTCGTAGCGATCTCGCGCGGGATGTCCGTGATCGCTGCCCCGTAGCCGGAGGGAACGTCGGACGCCGGAATGAGATCGTCGAACAGGCCGGGCGGCGGCGCCGGGGCTGCCAGCGCCGATGGAATCAGATCCTCGAACATGGGACGTCACAGGCCCGCGGGATCGATGCCGTTGTCGCGCAGCCGCGCGATCGCCGCGGCGCGCGAGGCGCCGCGGGCGATCGCATCGCGCGCCTGGGCGAGCGGATCGGACGACGCGGCGGTCGGGGGCGCGGCCGCCGCAGCGCCGGCACCGGGCCCATTTCCATAGACGATCGACGGCGGAGCAAATGGACCGCCGCCGGCACCTTGCCCGGGCGTGCTGACCTGTCCGGAGGGTTGCGCAGCGGGCGCCGGCGCCTCGTTGTTTGGGTTGACCGAAGCGGCCGGCAGCCCGCCTTGCGAGGCGATGCGCGGGCTCGTCGAGGCCAGCCGCTGCTGCGTCACCGCGGCGCGATAATTCGCCAGTGCCTGGTGATAGCTCGCCATGTCGCCGATCTTCCAGGCGGCGATGGCGGCGTTGAGCGCCTTGAGCTTGGCGTCCTGCTGCAGGTTCTGAAACTGCTGGCCGCCCTGGATCGCCGCGCCGGCGCCGCCGGCGAAGGCGGCCATGGCCGGCTTGTTCCAGTTCTGGCCCGCGCTCGACAGCCCGCCGCCGAGGCCGGACATGATGCGGCCCGCCTGGTCGGCGTTGAGCCCGAGCGATCCAAGCAAGCCGCCGGCGTTCTGCGTCTGCGGCGCGAGGGCGCTGCGGAGCAGCGGCCCAAGATTGAGGCCGCCCGGACCGGGACCAGCCGGCGCGGGCGGCGTCGTTCCAAGCGCCTGCGATGGATCGACCGCGGAGGCAGGCGGCGCGGCTGCCGGCGGCGCGCCCGCGTCCGGCGGCAGCAACGAGCCGATCGGATAGAGCGGCGACGGCGGCAGGTAATCCAGGCCGAGCACGTCGGTGCCGAAAGTGGAGTTCATGGCGACCTCATCGAATTGCGATCAATCGTTCTGCATGAACTGGCCACCGGCCTTGCCGCTGCCGAACAGGTTGCCGAAGGCCCCGAGCCCCACGCCCTGGCCGAAGCCGGTGCCGAGCCCGCCGAACAAGGCGCCGCCGAGCGCGCCGGCGAGCTGCCATCCGGCGTTGTTCGGCTGCTGGATGGTCTGGGTCGACGGCTGCGACGGGGTCAGCGCCGACAGCGTCGAGTTGAGCGCCGGCAGCTGATACTGATAGGGCCCGAGCAGGTCCTGGAGCTGCTGGTTGTAGCGATTGCCGAGCTGCTGCTGCGCCAGCTGCTGCTGCTGGGTGCCGGCCTGGCCCAGCGCCTGGGCGAGGTTGAGGCCCGTTCCGGTGGTGTATTGCGCCAGGTTGGTGAGCGCGTTGCCGGAGCCGAGCATGTTCTGCAATTGCTGCTGGCGCAGCGCCGCATTGGCGGACTGGACATTCATCAAGTTGGACAGGTCGATGCCGCGCAGGTTGGCGGCGTTCTGGAACGCGTTCTGATAGGCCTGTCCGGTCGCCTGCGCCGCTTGGCGCATGGCCGCTTCGTCGACGTTGGCGTTCTCCACCCCCTGGCGCGCGTCGCCAAAGGCGCCCGCCGCGGTCGCCGCCGCGCCGACGCCGCCCGGACCGGTCTTGGCGATGTCGGCCTGGCGCGTGATCTCCGCCAGGGTCGGGTTGAGCTCGAGCTGCAGGTTCGGGTCGATATAGGCGCCAAGACCAGCCGTCGTCGGGTCGACGCCGCCGCCGAGCACGCTCGGCGCAGTGATCGTCGCGGCCGGCGCCGCGCCGTAATTGGCGTAATCGTTGGCGATGGTCGAATAGAACGGATTGTTGGCGTTGGGCGCGTTGGCGAGGTTGCCGATCTGGGAGAAGGCCTGGCTCTGCTGCGGCGTGAATCCGGCCACTCCCTGCAACGGCGCATCGAACGGCGACGTGGCGAGATTCTGGGCGAAGTTGAACGCGGTCTGCCCCGCGCCCTGGACGAACGGCGAGGGCGTGTTCGTCTGTTGTTGCGTCGCCTGCATGCCGAAGCACATTTTGATGTCCCTGCCGCGCTCGCCGGCGCGCTTGGTTTTTGATGCGCCGGCAGCGCGCGGCCGCTGTGGCGCGAGTGGACTGCCGCTTTGGACTCCTGCCGCCCTCGCCCGCGCGCTTGGTTTTGCATGCGCGGGCAGCGGGCGGCCGCGGTGGAGAGAGTGGACTGCCGCTTTAGACTCTGCCGCGCTCGCCGGCGCGCTTGGTTTTTGATGCCCCGGCAGCGCGCGGCCGCTATGGAGAGATCGGACTGTTGGCCGCTCAACCCGCTCCGCCGTCACCCTGAGGTGCGCGCCGCAGGCGCGCCTCGAAGGGTGGAAGCTTGCTCCGTGCGTGCTTCCATCCTTCGAGGCTCCCCCGGCTCAAGGCCGGGGTCGCACCTCAGGATGACGTCGAGTGGGTGGCGCGATGGTCCACGCCCAACACCACCGGCTTGACGAAGGTCACCGCGGCCGTGGTGCGCCGCTGTTTCAAGTTCACGATCAGCGGCACGCCGACCTCGCGCGCGACCGCGTCGGCCTCGGCCAGCAATCGCGGACCGGCCCATCCCCGGGACGAAGTGCCCGGGGACCGCGGCAGCGCGAAGAACCAGCGGTCGGTGAAGAAGTGATCGTCGCCGTACCACCACGGCACGAAGATCGCCCCGATGGTGCCGACGAGGGCATCGCGCTCGAGCGCCATGAGGGCAAAGCCGTAGTCACGATCGGTGACGACGCGGCGCACCTCGGCGAGCGACTTCGCAGGATTGATCGCACAATGGAGCACCGGCGTCGCCACGGTGGCGAGGAAACGATGGATGGCAAGTGCGTCGGCGTCGCTGTCCGCGGCGCGAATTGTTCGCTGTGCTCGCGCCCCTGCTCCACCCTCCCCCAGCTTCTTCCGATCCGTCGCGGACTGCGCTCGCGACGGATCGACAACTTGGGGAGGGTCGGCGCCGCAGGCGCCGGGGTGGGGGTCGTTGTTGTCGCGCGCCATCTCGCCACCCCCCTCCCCATCCCTCCCCCACAAGGGGGGAGGGAGCGCTGTGGCGCGAGTGTGCTCGTCAGGTCGGCCCCATTCGCTTGACGCCGCGGGCGCGGAAATCGGCGATGAGGGTGGCGAGGACGGCGACGATGTTCGCTTGCGTCGGCGACGTGACAAGGAGCTGCCTCGTGGCGGTTGGCGTTGCATCCGTCGAATAGCTGTCGAAAATCTGCGCCGGCTCTTCCTGGGACGCCCGCTCGATCTGCTGCAGGCAGGCCTTGATCCAGGCGAACTGGGCGGCCGGATCGGAGCCCGGCGGCACCGGCGGCAGGGCGATGGGTTTCATTTGAGGGACTCCGTGCCCACGCCGGCGTCATTGCGAGGAGCGTAGCGACGAAGCAATGACGAACGGCGGCCTTACGTTAACAACCCGTTCACCATCTGCTGCTAAAGATCGGCGGACTTAACGTTTTCGAAAGGGTTCGACCGATGTCCCAGGACCCCAACTGGCCGCGCCGGCCCGTGCGCGATCAATTCGGCCGCGCGCCCGGCGCGCCGCGCAACGTCGTCAACCTGGAGCGGCCGCCGCAAGGTCCGGCGAAGAGCCGCGGCGCCGCCGCGCTCGAGCTGGTCTATCAGGCCGCCGACGCCATCAACGACATCGAGGAGCGCGCCAACGACACGGAGGCGCGGGCGAAATCGCTGGTGCGCGGCGCGATCGAGAAGCTGCACGCGGCGGAAGCGCGCATCCAGGCGGCCGAAACGGCGCACCGGGAGGCGATCGCCGACACCGCGGCGCGGCTACAGGAAGCGGTCGAGGCGCTCAGGCGCGCCGAGGCGCGCATCGCCGCCGCCGAGTCCGAGGCGGCCGCCGCGGAAGCGCGCGCGCAGGCGGCCGAGGCGCGCTCGCTCGAGGCGGAAGCGGCGCTCCGCAACATCGAGCACGCGATCCGCACCAAGCTGCTGCGCGAAGCGCAGGGTTCGTCAGTCGGCATGGCCGCGTAACAGTAATCAGTAATCAGTGATCAGAATGAGCCTCTGACTACCGAACGCTGGTCTGATTACTGATCACTGATCACTGGCTAATGGCGGCGGGCCTTCTTGCGCGCCACCTCGCGCGCCGACGCCGACGCCGCGCCCTCGACCATCTGCACGATGCTTTCGCGCAGCGAGGGCGGCTTGTTGGGAATCGCGGAAAACGCCCTGAGCAGCCGCAACGCGCCGATGCGGCCGAGCATGCCCACCGCCTCGGAGAATTTGGCCTGCTCCTTCGGGTTGATTGCGACCGGACTCGCGCGCCGGTTCGCTCCGAGCAGGTAGGTCACCTGCACCCCGAGCACGCGCCCGATCCTGGTCAGGCGGCCCATGGAGATGCGGTTTGCGCCGCTCTCGTATTTCTGCACCTGCTGGAACGTGACGCCGATCTCGTTTCCAAGCTCGGTTTGCGACAGCCCCTTCGCGATGCGTTGAACGCGCACCAGCCGTCCGACCTCGACGTCGACGTTGTCGGGTCTCCGCGGGTCTCTTGCCTCGGCCGCCATCGAAGCATTCTCCTTCTCTTGCCACAGTGTTGTTTTGCCGCAACGTCGCGTCGCAGTGACGGTCCGGTGCGCCCGTTCGCGACTCGCCTCACGGCGAACGTGCGCCAGCGATAGCACAGGTTCGCCGCGCGAACGAGCGCGCTTATCGGGAGGCGCACCAACAATGCAGGAGCGCAATTGTCAATCGGCGGTTCGTATAACGCCTAAACAACGTATAACGCCCGGTAATAGGCTAGAAAAATCCCGCAGAAGCGACATGACGCTGGGGAAGGTGCGGCCGGGGTGGGCATTGGGAATCCGGTCGAGCAAAACGACGAAGGTCCGCTTCCCGACTCCTTCATCCGCGACCCCAGGGAACTTGTTCCCCGGGCGCGTTGCACCGCAAAGTTGTGCGGCGCAGATCCGGTGGCCACCCTCGCATCCGTCCCCGCCTGCGCGGGGATCTCGCGTTGTCCGCGACGGATGCGCATGAACCCGGACCCCGGATCAGCGGCGCACCGTTCCGCTGCGCTGCACGCTGCGCCGAGGGGTCCCCGCGACGCTCGCGTCGCGGGGGGCCCCCATCCGGGGAACAATGCTCTGCGAATCCGGCCTCAGTAGCACACGTTGACCCAGGCCCAGCCGTTCCACTGGATGCACGCGTCGCCGTAGTAGTCGTAGTCCGGATAGTCGTAGGCGAAGCCGCTGCCGATGGCGACGCCCGCCGCTACGCCGGCGAACGGGAAGAAGCCGTGGCGGTGGTGAAAGTGCCGGCCGCCCCAGCCGCCGTTCCAGTTGCGCGCGCCCCAATTGCCCTGCGCCACGTTGCCGCGCGCGAACCGACCGTTCACGGTGCCGCCGCGGGCAAACCCGCCGCCGACCGACGCGCGCGGCGCAGCGAAGCCACCGCCGACCGACGCGCGCGGTGCAGCAAAGCCGCCGCCGCCGCGGCCAAAGCCGCCGCCGCCACCACCACCCATCGCGGCGTGGCCGCCGCCGCCACCCATCGCGGCGTGACCGCCGCCGCCACCGCCACCGCCGCCCATGCCGCGGGCGGAGGCAGCGCCCGTCATGGCGCCGGCGATCAACAGCGCCGCCGCGCCGACCAGCAATACGCGTTTCATGCAAACCTCCTGTGGTTTGAATAAAAACGTCTGCCGCGGGCGATTGTTCCTGTAACGAAAGCGTGTGGGCGCCGCGATCCGTCGCCGAGCGCAGTCCGCGACGGATCGCAAAAAAGAACAGCAGGCAGGATGGGTTTCGCTGCAGCGAAACCCATCCTACGAACGACGAACGGCGCTCACCCATTAACCACGCGGGTTGGAGCACCTGGACACCCCCGCGCCGAAGGGACAAGGTGAACGAAAGATTAACAAGGCGTAGCAGGAGTAAGGCGTATGCAGATCTGGTCGAAGACGGCGGCGCTCGCCGCGATCGCCGCGACGCTGCTCGTTCCGGCCGGCGCGCTCGCGCGCGGCGGCGGCGGCGGATTCCACGGCGCCATCCACGTCGGGCCGGTGTTCGGCTTCCCCCGTCCCGCGGTGCATCATGGGTTGGCGCACGGCTTTGCGCGGCGCTGGCCGGCGCGGTTCGCGTGGCGGTTCCACCGCTGGAATTTCCACCGCGGCAACGGCTCGAACACGGGCTACGGCTACGGGGGCGACGCCGGGAGCTACGGCGGCACTTATTATCCGAACGACGTCACCGGAACGGCCGCCGGCCCGGGCGCCACCGTGTTTGCGCCGCCGGCGTCCCCGCCGTCGGAGCGCCTCGGCTGTCAGTCGCGCGCCTACGACGTGCCGGGCGAAGGCGGCGGCGTGGTGAAGGTGTCGGTGACGCGGTGTTGAGAAGAGAGCGTAGGGTGGGTTAGCGCCGAAGGCGCGTAACCCACCGGCGGTATTGCCGGTTGCACGACTGTTTGGTGGGTTACGCGGGCTTCGCCCGCTAACCCACCCTACGCCTCACCGCCGCAGCCCCAGCGGCTTCACGTAGGCCTGCGGCACGCCCCAGCGGAAATAGCTGCCCAAATCCGACGACGAGATCGCGAGGCTGAGATAGCGCCCGGACGAATGCCAGTCGATGAGCTGGTCGCCGGGCGAGACGGTCTCGGTCTCGCTGTCTTCCGGTGAAGCATCGCCCAGCCGGTCGTAGGTCGACAAAGTAAAAGTGATCGTCCCGGCCTGGTCCTTGAAGTCGGATTCGATGCCGTCGATCTCGCAGACCGAGAGCGACTTATCGAGCGCGAACGGCGCCAAGGTCAGCGTCCACGGCAGGGCGGCGCCGTTGGCGTCGTTGCCGTTGTCGTGCTGGTAGCCGTAGCCGTCCACGTCGAAGGCGATGACCCGCGTATCCCCTTGGGCGAAATGCGTGCCCGAGCAGCGGGTGCCGCCGGCTACGCCCGGCGCCCACACCTCATCGTTGATGTGGTAGCGCGCCAACAGCGTCGGGTTGGCGCTGCCGGTGGTGGTGTAGTGGAAGTCGATGCGGTTGAACTTCGGCACGTAGACGGCGTGGCACTGATACGGCCCGACGATCTTGTCGACCTGGTCGAACACGAACTTGCGGATGTCCTCGACGTTGGGGATCGGGTGCACCGCGCCGTCGTACATGAAGAAATTGTCCCACCCCATCCAGTAGGCGACGCCGTTGACGGTGACCGCGGCGCCGGGCGAGATGAGGCCGCACTCGGTCGCCAGGATCGACGTGTTGTAGACGTAGAGGCTGCCGGTCCACTGCATGAGATAGCAGGCGGCGTCGGACCAGATGAGCGAGAGGAACGGCCCGAGCACGCGCCCGGCCACGAGCTTGGTGCCGACTGTCAAGGTACGGCTGTTGGCGGTGTTGGTGGCGGACGGCGTCCAGGTGTCGTAGGTGCCCTGCGACGACCACTGCACCACCATGCCGGTCAAGAGCGCGACCACGAAGCGCTCCTGGGTGACGAACATGGCGCGGCAGGTGGTGGGCGCCGCGCTGTCGCCGGACGACGCGTTGACCAGGACCGCGCGCGGCCACGGCTGGCTCTGGGTCGGGTCGAACACGTAAATCTGCCCGGTGTTGTAGGAGGCGAGCAGAAGCTGGCCGAAGTGGTCGAGCGACCACACCCGCGGCTCGATGAAGATGGTCGAGCCCGAGCGCGCGGTGCCCCAGGTGCCGGCGCCGAACTGCCCGACCCCGAAGCCGGTGCCCTCGGCGCCGAGCTCGGTGCCGACGGTGATCTCGTATTCGTACTGCACCGTGCCGCCGCCGGTCGCGGCCGAGGAGGCGGCGACCCCGCAGTCGAACACGTAATGGTCGACGTCGGTGACGCCGAGGACCAGGAAGGTGCCGGTGAGCTGCGCCGCGGCGATGCCGCCCACGCCGGCGCCGACCGAGGTATAGATGACGGTGTCGCCGATGTTCGCGCCGTGGCCTACGTCGTGCACGCTCACCTGCGACGCGGTGCCGGCGGTCGTGTTGGTGGTGAACGGGTTGGTCAGCGCCGAGCCGCCGCCGATTCCCCCGGAGGTGCGCCGGAACGGCGTCACGTCGTTCTGCGCCAGGCTCGAGTCGTAGACGTAGAGCTTGCGATAGGTGCCGACGGCGATGAACTGGTTGGCGGAATTGTCGCGCCAGGCGTGGGATGCGCGCGGCTGGCCCGACGTCGGCGTGGTGGTCTGGCGCACCCAGCCGCCGATCTTCTGCGGCATGCCGCGCACGAAATGGACGGCGTCGCCGTCGGTCCAGCGGCCCGCCGCCACCTTGCCGGTCTCGGTCTTCACGATGCCGGGCGGCGGCGTGATGGGAATGGGGATGGGCTCGGGCATTTTTGCGTTGCCGATGATCCGCGGCTTGCGCGGTCAGGCCGGGATTACGGCCACGTATATAGCGGCGCCGATCAGGAACAGGGCCGCACTACCGACGGCGGCAGCTAGATAGACGACCAGTCGTGAAGAGACCCAACGCATGATCTTACTCCACAGAGGTGCCGTAGGGTGGGCAAAGGCGCGAAAGCGCCGTGCCCACGCGGATTGCGCGACGAAGAACGCGTGGGCACGCGGATTGCGCGACGAAGAACGCGTGGGCACGCGGCGCTGCGCGCCGCTTTGCCCACCCTACGCGGCGCGGTGTCGGGCGCGTTCACAGCTTGATCATCACGTTGAGGAAGGTCGTCGGCTGCATATTGTTGTGCGCGCCGCCGCCGCCGCTGCCATTGTCCGTTGTCCCCGAGAACGCGTGCGCGTGGACAGCGCTCTCCGTACCCGCATTGGTGCCGCCGCCAGCTACGATTGGATTTTCACTCCCGCCCGCCGTAGTTTGGAACTGGTGAGCCGAGGGTTGAATCGGGGTGGCATGGATGTGCGTCGCACTCTCGTTTCCGGTCGTGCCGCTGTAGCCGTGTGTGTGCGCCGGGATCTCGCCGACGACGAGCGTGTGGGTCTGCTCGCCGAGCGCATGGCCGAGCGAGCCAATGCCGCCCCCTGCTGCGGCAAGGGCGCGGCCCAACACCAGCGGCAGCGTGAGCCGGCAGTGGTTGGCGAATGCCGTGGCGGCGCTTCCTTGCGCGCCGCGGGTCGTCGCCGCGCCGCCACTCGTCAGGATCGGCGCATCGGCATCGGCGATGTTATTGTAGAGCAGGATGAACAGCGCGCCGGCAGCGGCGTTGGCATAGGTCGAGTTCGACGACGCATCCCCGAGCGTGCTGTCGTTCATCAGCACCCAGCCGGGATCGGCGGCGGTCTTGAACGTCAGCTTCACATCGCCAGTGGTGAAGCCACCGAGCGATTGGCCGGCAATCTGCAAGGCCGCCGGACTGAGGATGTTGACGACGGACGGCGTGCCGGCGCCCGCGCCGGTCACCTGCAGCACGTCGCTCCCGCCGATCGCCAGGCGGATGTCGTTTAAGCCGTTGCGATACCAGCCGGAGGTTTCGTTGTAGAAGGCATAGGCCGGCAGCGCGGCGCTGCCGTTCGGCATCAGCGCCACGTTGCTGGCGAACGGGCTCACGTAGACGTTGTTGTTGCCGTCGCAGAAGACCCAGCACCAGCCGCCGGCGGGCACGAAGTTCGACGGCGATCCGCCCGGCGTCGTGAACGTCAGCGTAAACCCGGCGTTGACCAGCGCGGTGTTGTTGACCAGCCAGATTTTCGACAGGTTGGGGACCTTGACGACCTGGTTGGACGCGAGCGTGCCGGTGAATTTGAGGATGGCGTAGCGCGCGGCCGACGGCCCGGCGGGCGGCGGATTGGTCGACAGGTCGAGCGTTCCGCCGGTGACGGCGGAGGTCAACTGGTTGGCGATCGCGTCTTCCAGGATCTGGAAGACGGAATTGTTGAGGTTGGTGCCCCAGGTGTTGTTGTCGCCCCCGATCGACATCACGATGGTGCCGAGGGTCGCGGTGTAGGTGTCGGGCATGGGGGCTCCGTAGGGTGGGTTAGGCGCGCAGCGCCGTAACCCACCGTGGCAGATCAAATTGCGCGGGTGGTCGGTGGGTTACGCGTCGCGCAAGGGCGCTCCGCTAACCCACCCTACGATCACTCATCATGCAGATACGTGTCGAACGCCGCCCCGCGGTAGAGCAGATCAGCTTCCGCGTTGGTCTGTTCGACGAGCGCAGTGAGCGCGGCCACGTCCTTCTGGTATTCGGTGTTGTTGCGCAGGAAATCCCAGGCCTGCGCGGTGCACGCCTTGCGCAGCAGGTGCGGATAGCGGGTGGTGAGGAAGTTGGTCGGGTTCGCCGCGGAGAGGATCGGCAGTGACCTGAAATATTGCAGATTGCAGTTGGTCGGCTGGCTGAACGCCACGTCGAAGAAGATGGTCTCGTCCCACACGCCCCAGTGGAGCGGCATGCCCTGGACGAGGTTGTCGCAGATGTAAGCAACCGTCGTTGTGACCGTTCCTCCGGACGTCCAGCTATGGACGAAAGTCGAGCCGCGCAGGTTGATGCGGCCGAGACCGCCGCTTATGATGACGTCGATGACCCAGGTGCCGTTCGCTTCGGTCGTCCCGCCGACGCCGTTCACGACGACGGTATTTCCACTCGTGAACCCGGCCACCGATGCCGCGTCGCCGGCGCCAAGCGTCAATTGGATCACGTTGCCGGCCCCGGCCGACGTTGCGGTGACAGAGCCGCTGATCGTTCCCCCGCTGCCGCCTGCCGTCGGCGTCGTTCCCAGCGGGGTGATGTCGATCCAGAAATTGTTGGCATCGATGAGGGCGACCACGTCGAAGGTGCCGACGATGGTCACCCCATTGAACGCCATGGCGCCAGTGGTGAAGAAGACAGAGCCGTCGGAAAAGCCATGGTTCGGCAGGTTGACGTTGACGATGAGCGCGAAGGGACCAGGATTGTTGGTGGTGAACGGGTTGCTGCCGAGGTTCCCCGTCGTCTCCGTATAGGTGCGGCGGCGCTGGATGAAGTTCGGGTAGCGCTGCTCGATCTTCGCTCCCGTCCCGAGCATGGCGATCTTGCCGATCGGATCGAGGAAGCCTGACGGCAACGCGACGCGGTCCTGCCCTACGATCGTGCTGAAGTTAAAGTGCGCGCGCATCTCCCGCACGCGCAGCATGGAATAGAGCAGCGACTGCGCCTCCTGCAGGATCTGATCGGCGTCGAGCTTGGCGTAGTTCACCCAGCGGGCGATCGAGCCTGCGGTGTTTTTGTCGCCGATCAGCGACGTGTAGGACATCGAATAAGCCATGACGCCGCCCTATCTGCCGTCCTCATCCTGAGGAGGCCGCCCGGGGTCCCCATCGCGCTTGCGCGATGGGGTGCCCCGACAGCGGCCGTCTCGAAGGATGGCCGCCGCTCCGCCCGTGACGCCATGGTTCGAGACGCCGTGCTGCGCACGGCTCCTCACCATGAGGTTTTGGGGATCACGCCTCTTCCCGCACCGCCGCGGGAGCGCCCGCGGCGAGCAGTTTCTTCGACGCCTCGCGCCGGAATAAGCTTCGCCTCGTTGACCAGGAACTCGATGGCGTCGGCGAAGGTGGATACGCTCTTGCTGTAGCGCTCGCGGATGGCGGCGAAGACCTTGAACGGCGGATAGCGCGCCTCGCCCTTGGCCCACAGTTCGAGGTTGACCTCGCCCGGCGGTGGATCGTTGTCCGGAGCTGGCGTGCCCTCGTCGGGAGTGGCGCGCGGCTGCGGTCGCGGCGCCTTGGCGTCCGCCTTTGCGAGCATCTCCGCGTCGCACTCGGCGACGACGAGATGCCCCACGGCATCGAACGGCAAGCCGTCCTGCCAGTAATGCGTCGGGCTCTGGAACTCGCCGTGCACGCTCGAATGATAGCGCGAGCGGTCGAGGCGGAGCAGGTGCGGGTCGGGCATGGATGCTCCAGGGATCAGCGATCAGGCATCAGGGATCAGGATCAAGCGCCGTGCGGCGTTCTGATGCCTGATCCCTGATTTCCTGATGCCTGTCAGTGGTTCGGGATATACGGGCTCTCATTCCCGTCGTTCGGGCCCATGACGGCGGAGGCGCCGTCAAGGGAGTGCCGCACGTTGTCGGGCGAGCCCTTGAAGCCGGCCATGCCGGTCTCATTCGGCAGCTCCATGTCGGAGGTGTCGAGCGGGTAGGCGCGCTTGATCTGCTGGCCGTGCGCGGCCGGCAGGTCGACGATGCCCGACGACTCGTGCAGCTTGGGATTGCCGCGGCCGGTGCCGGCGTCGGTGCCGGCCTTGACCTCGGCCTCGGTGAACTTGCCGAAGCGGCCTGGTTGTTTGGCCATGGGGTGATTCTCCTGATGTTGGGAGGGAGAGTGGGGAGTGGGGAATGGGGAGTGGGGAGTGGAGTTCGCTACTCTCTATTCCCTACTCCCCATTCCCCACTCCCGGCGGAGCTTACGGCGTGTAGTCTTCCTGGTCGCTCTTCGGTGGCCAATCGACCCGCGTGCCCCCGCCGGCGGGCGGGCGAACGCCGGTCGCGCGGTCGGCGCGGGCGAGGCAGCTGTAGCCGTCGCGGCCGGCATCGCCGGTGGCGGAGACTTTCTCGTTCTCAGGCAACGGATTGACCGGTTTGATCTTCTCGGGAACGTTTCTGAGATTTCCGAACATCGTGGCCTCCGTCGTCATTGCGAGGCGCGAAGCGCCGAAGCAATCCAGGGCGTCACACGCTGTCCCTGGATCGCTTCGCTTCGCTCGCGATGACAGTTTTGCTCAGAACCACTTGATGATCACGTACACGTTGGCGACGCCGGCGGGAGAACCGCCGGTGCCGGCCTTGAGCGTGATCACGAAGGCGGTGTCCTTGGGGATGCGCGCCTTGTTGAGCGCGACGTGCCCGGTGAAGTCGGAGAGCGTGATCGGCGGATTGCCGGTCCACGCCTCCTGCTGCGCCCGGTGCACGCCGGTGCCGTAGCCCGTCCCGGCGGCGGTGCCGAGGCGGTATTGCGCGTAAGTCGTATCGCCCGAGGCGGTGCCGACGTCGATCTCCGGCACCGTGGTGGTGCCGACCATCGCGGTCGATACGTCGGCGACAATGTCCTCGACGTGCCCCTCGCGGCCCTTGGGGCCGATGTAGTTGAAGGTCAAGGTCGAGTTGCCGAAGTTCTGGTTGTTGAGGCAGATCACCTCGGTCTGCGGGATGGCGTAGTGAGCCGGAATGGTCATGGTTGTGTCCTTTCTCAGGGATCAGGCATCAGCGATCAACGATCAAGACAAAGGTCCGATCCCTGATCCCTGATTACTGATCGCTGGCCCTCACGCCGCCGAATCCCACTTCACGATGCGGCCGTTGGTGGCATCATCGTGAACGAGGCCGAAGCCGCCGAGGTAGTACCAGGCGATGCCCTTGGAGCGGCCGAAGTCGCCGGGGATCTTCGCCCGGATTTCCTCCGGGATGCACAGCGCCTCGGTGACCGTGTCGCCGCCCATGAAGAACGCCCAGGACGACTGCGCGTTGTCCCAGGCATCGGCGGTGCCGCCGTACGGGTCCCAGGTGCTCGAGTCCGCCGCTCCCCCTTTCGGGATGAAGGTCTGCTCGATGAAGCGGCAGCTTTCGTAGCGCCCGACCTCGCCGTTGAAGATGAAAACGATGCCGGTCTCGGTGTATTGGTGGATCGTCTCCAGCTGGTTCTTGAAGTTGCGGTAGGTGGTCGGGTGGCTGATCACCACGTAGTCGTCGGCGATGTAGGGCGGGATGTTGCGCTCCTTCATCGTGTCGACGATCGCCTTCACGTGGCCGGTGCCGAGCGCGACGTTGTTGGTCTGCGACGCCGTGCCGTTGGTGTCCAAGGTGATGGAGGTGGTGGAGGTCGCGGTGGACGCGCGCAGCTGGCAGTTGTTGAACTGCGCCTGGGCGGCGATGTCGAAATACTTGCGCGCGTCGTCCTTGAGCGTCTTGTCGAGGATCGACACGACGTCGTGCTTGGCGAGATCCGAGAGCTTGCCGGTATAGGGGATCGAGTTGCCGGCCTCGTTGACCGTCAGCGTCTTCTGGCTGACGGTGAAGTTCGACTCCGGGATCGGATCGGTTTCGAGCAGCTGGCGACCTTGCGTCGCCACCGTCGAATAGACGTTCCAGTGGTACTTGTCGCCGCGGTTGAGGCCCTTCTCGCTGCCGTCCTTCGCGTCGCACAGCTGACGGAATTTGGTGAGCGGCTGGACCTGCTGGCGGAGCACGTCGGACAGCTCGTCCGAATACATGAACCCGCCTTCCGCGGAGACAGACCAGAGCTGGCCTGCCATGGGATAGGTTCCTTTGTTTGCTGATGACCGCTGAAACGGGGAGTGGGGAATGGGGGAATGGGGAGTGGGGGCGCCGAGCGGGTTGGCCCGCGCCTCTTCCTACTCCCCACTCCCCATTCCCTATTGCCCCGCCCGTCAGGCGGTAATCTGACCGCGGGCCTTGCGCATCGCCATGACGGCCGCGCTGCGCCGCTGAGCCGTGGTTTGCTCAGGGCTTAGCGCCGGCGCACGCGGCGGCACGGTGCCGTTAGTCGGTTGGGTGGGAATGGCCGCCCGCCGTTGCGCGCGGTCGGGCGAAAGCTCGACTCGCGGTGCGGCTTGGGCAGCCGGTTGGGTGCTAGTCGTCGCAGGCGCGGGCTGCGGCGCTGAACGAGGCGCTGGTGTGCCGCCCCGCCATGTCGCGTATTTCGTCCCCGCCGCGTTGAAAATGTCGGTCATGGGCCGCACCGGCGCGCCGAAGGCGCGCAGCTGCGTATGCAGCCCGTTGCGCTCGTCCTGGGAGCGCGGCAGCTCTTTCAGGATGCCTTGCGCCACCACCGCTTGCAGGTCGGCGTTGATCTCGCGCTGCACCTGGGTGGTGACGGCGTCGCGGGCGAACTCGTCGGCGGCAAGCTCGGGATGCGTCTTCTCGAACGCCGCCATCGCCTTTTGCGAGGCGGAAAGCTCGGTCTCGAGGCGCACCTGGCGCGCCGCCTCGCGCGCCGCCTCCTGGCGCGCCTTGGCGGTCTCGCCTTCGATCGTCTGCTTGAGCTTCGTGCCCGCCGCCGCGGCATCTTCGAGCTGGATGGTCTGCGCCAGCTCGACATAGGGATCGGGCCCATCGGGCGGCTGTGCCGGCTGCCGCGACAGTGCCAGCACGTCCTTTGCGGTCTCCAGCAGATTGCCGGCGGCGAGCGACTTCTGCGCCTCGGCGATGACCTGGTCCTCGGGGATGTGCATCTCGACGCCGTGCACCTTCACCTTGACAAGGCGGGGCGCCTCCGGGGCTGGGGCTGACGCGGCCGCTGGCGTGGCGGTTTCGGCCGCGGGTGCCGAAGGTGCGGGCGTCTCGGTTGGAGCAGCGCCCGGCTCCGGCTCGGCCGGCGCGCCCTGGCCGGCGTAGGGACCATAGGTCTGCGAGGGGTCCTGGAAATTGCCGTGGAACTCGACCTGCCCGCCCTGGGCCGCGCGCTTTTCCTTGAAGCGGGCGGCGATGTCGGCGCGGCCGCGGTCGAACGATGTGACGCGCTCAAGCGGCTTCGGGGCGTCCGGCGCTGGCGCCTCGGTCGCCGGTTGCGGCGCAGGTGGAGCATCTGCCGCCGGCGGATTCGGGTTGTCCGGCGCGGCCTCGGCCGCGAGCGCGCGCGAGGCCTCGGCTTCGGCAGCCGCCACGGCGGGGTTGACCGGCGGCAGCGGCGAGCGTTCCGGCGTCTCGGTGGTCATGCATGCATCCTTCCGTTGCCCGGGCGCGTGGTGACGCCAAGCCGTTCCAGTTCATCGGCCGCGTGGGCGGCCGCCTCGTCGTCGCCCGGCGCGACCAGGCGCTCCAATTCGTCGCGCTCGGCATCCGACACCTCGTAGCGGCGATCGAGGCCGTCGGCGGTCAGCTCCTGCAGCCAGCGCACGAGATCGGCGAAGCGCCAGACGCGGTGCTGCAGCCGCTGCACCTCGTCGACGCGTTTGGCATCCACGTCGACCAGCGCCGCCAAGGCGTCCGCCGCCTCGCGCCGCGCCTTGGCCAGCACGGCAACGAGCGGGCGCATGCCGTGCTCGTTGCGGGCCGTGAGCTGCTCCTCGATGTCGGCCGAGATCAGCGCCGCGCGCTCGAGGGCGAGGGAGACGACGGGGTCGCGGGTCATGGCACGGCGCCGCGGTTCCCCTCCCCCTTGTGGGGAGGGGTTAGGGGTGGGGGTGGCGCGATCGAGCAAACAAACAACGACCCCCACCCCGACCCGCCTTCGCTTCGCCATAGGGCGCGCTCCGCGCGCCCGTTTTTTTCTATGAAGAACGCCGGCGCGCAGCGCCGGCTATGCGGGTCGACCCTCCCCACAAGGGGGAGGGTAAGGGCACCGAGCGGCGCTTCGCTCATTTGGATTACGCCTGTTCGCTGTTAGCGAGATGCAGCAGCAGCATGACCAACTCCTCGCGCCGCTGCTGCTCCAGTGCGTCGAGCACCCGCAGCGCCTCCATGGCGTCGAGGCGATCCTGGATGTCGTCGATGACCGCGGGCGCGATCCCCGGGCTCTTCGACCCGGGGACCGCCGGCTTGCCCGCCGAAGCCGCAACCGCGGAGGCGGGCGGCAGGTAGAGATCGAGCGCCGGCGGCGCGAGTTGCCCGAGCCGCTGCGCGAACGCCGAGCCGAGCACATCGGCAAGCCGGGCCGGCTGTTGCGCCGCGATCGTCTCGGCGAAGGTCGGCGGCTCGGTTTTCGCCTCGACCTGGCGCGGCGCGCGGCCCCCGGGTCGAAGAGCCCGGGGGTTGCGCCGCTCGGGTTCGCCATGTGCGTCCGGCGGTCGCGTGGGGTCCGGGAGATACCATCCGCCGCCGCCACCGAGGAACGGCAGCGGTAGGACGTCGTACCTGACCTCGAAGGACTGCAGCGCAGCCAGCAAGGCCGGCTTGATCCGCACCGGCTCAGTGAGCGGCAGGTACCAACCGATGTTGATATCCGGCCAGGGCGACCGCGCCTCGACCTGATACTGGAAGCGGACCAGGCTCGGCGGCGGACCCGCCCATTCCGACTGCGCCGCACCGGCCGAGAACGGCGGCGCAAAGGCCAGGTATTGCTGCAGCGCTTCGGCAAGCCGCGGCTTCGCCTTGACGATCGGCTCCGACCACCAGGCGAACCAGCGGTCCGCCCAGATGATGTCTTCGTCGAACGGCGCGACCTGCTGCTCGCCGGCGAGCAGGGCCGATTTGATCCGGACCGGCTCGTTGAGCCAGTTTAGCCAAGAAAACGAAACGCGCGGCTGCGGATCGGAAACGAAGGCCTGCTGGTGCGCGACGCCGAGAAAGCGCGTGCGCACCGGTTCGGCGAGCGGCGCGAACCAGCCGTAGGGATCGCCCGGGGCGGGCTGCAGCGCCAGCGCCGGCTGCTCGGCCGGCGGAAGCCAGCGGGTGCGCACCGGTTCCGACCACGGCTGATGCCAACGATCCTCGGTGACCGTCTCCTGGAACGGCGGCGCTTCGACGAAGCGGAGCCCCGAGGCGATCAGCGCGACGGCGAGCTGCGGGCCGATGCGCTGACGGACCGGCTCCGACCACGGCTGGTGCCAGCGCGATTGCGTGACCGGCCCGCTCGTGCTCGGGACGAGCGCGGCAACGGCGGTTTGGGTCAGGCCGGTGATGCCGGGCATGGGCTACCTGTCCTGCGCGCGCATCAGCTAAAAGCTGCCGAAAGTGAGCGGCAAAAGGGCGCTCAGCCAACGGCGTACTTCCATGATAGGCTGCGCGCATACGGTGCCGCTCAAAGCCGCTGGCATAGCCAGAGCACTCAGGAGCTTTTTCATGTCGGCTGTCCGCGACCGTTCCGGCGGATTTGATGAAACAGGATTCGCTGCGCTTGCTCGAAACGAGGTCGGTCACTTTTGGTTCGGACCACGCAATCGCCTATTGCTTGGATTGGCCGACAAGTATTTTCCTGAGGCGACGAGCTATCTCGAAGTCGGCTGCGGCACCGGCTTTGTTCTGTCCGCATTCGCATCCGCGCGCCGCTGGGACTCCATCATGGGCGTGGACATGCACCAGGAGGGGCTCCTTCACGCGCAACAGCGCGTCGGCGCCGATGTTGTCCTCCGGCGGGCTGATGCCGGGTGTCTGCGCGATCTTGGTATTTCGGCCGATCTCGTGGGGGCCTATGACGTCCTTGAGCACATCGAGGACGACGATGAGACGATCCGCGCGATCTTTTCTATAATTCTGCCCGGCGGCGGGTTCATTGCGACTGTCCCTCAGCATCCGTTCTTGTGGAGCGCAGCCGACGACATGGGACGCCATGTTCGCCGCTATTGCTCCGGTGAACTAGAACGGAAGCTTGTTCGCGCTGGCTTTCAGCTCATCTTCTCGACGTCTTACACGGCGCTACTTTTCCCGCTCTTGTTCGCTTCACGTGTTCGGGCGGCAGAAGGTAGAAAACTGATCCGGCGCGAGATGGAGCCATCGAAAGGTGTCAACGCCCTCCTCCGCTCGGTGCTTCACGCGGAAGTGTCGGCCTCGCTTGCCGGCCTGCGATGGCCGGTGGGCGGGAGCCGCGTCGTCGTGGCCCGCAAGCCCTCCCTATAGTTCGGCGGTTGCCGTGTATTGCACGGCAAAGGTATACGAAGTCGCTGCGGCGCTCAGCGTCCCGAACCAAACGAATGAATTGTCGCCGATCGCGGTTGTGCTCCCCGTCACATCGGCTCCATTCGTCACATCGCGAATCTTGCCGCTCGCTCCCGTTGCCGGCGAGTAGAGCGTCACGGATGGAGCGGCGCGCATAGGAGCGCCGAAGAGTTCGCTGGCGCCGGAAATCCACGCCGCGCTGGCGGCTCCGCCTTGTAAAAAGACCTGCCGCTGCCCGGCCGTCGTCACCGCGCCGGGGGCCGTTCCCTGCGGATAGCTCGTTCTGAAGTAGCGCTGATTGAGCGCCATTTCGGCGCCGATCGGCCGCAGCTCGGGCGGCGGCGGGTTGTTGTTGAGCCCGGTTGAGACCCCGGACGTGACGCGGATGTCGGCGGCCGCCAGCATCACGTATTTGGCATTGGTGCTGAAATTGTTGCCAAAGTCGAAATCGACCTCCAAGCCGTTATAGGCGGACGCCGAGCAGGCGAACGTATAGGCGACGATCGTCCAGGCCGCGTTCGGGCACGATTGCAGGCTGACCGCGTTCACATCGGTCGTCGGCGAACTCCAATTGTCCTGCGAACCGGCGTGCTTGACGGTCAAGGCCGGCGTGATCGTTGCGCCCGTGTTGTTGTAAATGGCGGCCTGAACGGTGACCGTCTGGCCGGACAATGGCGCGGCGACATAGGACTCGATGCGCTGCCGGATGACGATATCCGTGACGCCGGTCGCGCCGGTGACCTGAAGGGCATAATAGACGCTGTAGAATCCCGCGACATTCCCCTCCGGGCCGCCCGCGGCCGCGGTGCAGCTGGCGCCGGTCGGAACGACGATCCAGCCGTCGGCAACATAGGCGCCGGCAGTGGTGGCGGTGACCGAGCTCGTGCCGCGCTGCCAGATATCCATGTTCGGATTGCGGAACTTGTTGCGCCAGCCGCCGAAGGAGGCCTGATTGATGTCCTCGGCGATCTCGGTGATGAAGACCTGGGCGTTGCCGGAGAGATTGATCGCCGTTCCGGCCCCGGCGGACGACCATAGCGGCGAGCGAGAAAGCGTCGTGCCGGATGACGTGTAAGTCCCGATGCCGACTTCCCAGTTGTTGTTGGCGTCGAGGATGAGATAGGGGACCGATTGTCCGTTGGCGACGCCGGCCGCGGCGAAACTCATGAAGGCGGCGAGGTTCGGGCTGACGTTGCCGAGCGAGGAGCCGAGCGTGAGCGTGCCCGTGCCGGTCGTCGTGGTCGCCATGCCGGCGCGGTCGAACACCGTGGCCATGTCAATATCCCTTCACTTCGATGCGGCGCCCGCCGGTCCCGAAACCCATCACGATCGGCTGGATCGCCTGGCCCGGCGCCGCCGGGCCGGTAGTCGGCGCAGCCGTCGGCAGCGCCGCGACGGCGACTTGGGCAAGCGCGCCTTTGCCGGACATGTGGTTTTCCTTTTTTACGTTGCCGCCAGCGCGCTCGCGCTTGGTTTCTCATGCTCGCGCGCAGGCGGCTTCCTATCCCGCGAGTTCGGCGCGAAACCGCGCCTTCGCTTCCATTTCGTCGAGGCGCTGGAGGAACGGCACGCAAGGCTTCCCGACGCAACGCGGGCAGATCAGCCCCATGCACACCTTGCACAGGCCGCCGATGTCCTCGGGGCGCGCCCGCGCCGCGACGTGCGTGACGCGGTTGCAATGGGCGCAGGTGAAGGTGTCGAACTCCTGCCGTGGCCCGTCGGGATCGTCGATGCGGGCGTAGCCGCCGGGTCGTCGCATGCTGCGCATGCTCCAGGGATCAGGAAACAGGGATCGGGGATCAGGAAAACCTGATGCCTGATACCTGATGCCTGATCACTGCTCCTCGTACATGAAGTCGCCGGTGGCCGAGCCGGTGTAGCCGCCCGAGGTCGTGCGCAGGGCGAGCCCATTGTTGTTCACGGCCGGAAACACCAGCTCGGATCCGGGCGCCGCCACCCAGCGGTAGGACGCGCGCTGATTGACGCCGACGTTGAACAGCGACGAGTTCGCGGTCACGGTCGGCTCGACGGTATGGTTGTTGCCGGCGACCCCGAGCGCGGCGGCGTCCGCCGGATCGAGCGGGTTCGGCGTCACCGCCGTGTTGGTGCCGGCGGCGGTGATGCGGCTGATGTCCCATTGCAGGTAGTTGTCGGCGGGCGTGCCGTTGGTGCCGATCAGCACGTCGAAGATCTTGCCGCGGCGCGCCTGGGTGGCGCTGCTGGCGACGACCGACAGAACGGACTTGTAGGCCACCGTCGATACCGCCGATTGGGTTCCGGTGATTGCATATTTGGCCATGGTTGAGGTCTCCGTTGGGATGCGAGAACGCCGGCGCCGCGGGGGCCCGCCCCGCGACCGCGGCGGTTGCGCGGCCTGCGTCGAAAGAGCGCGACTCGGGCCGAAGCAAGAGAGGAAGCAGGAGATAAGGTCGGGAGGCTCGCCTTGGCGCCGAAGCGACTACGGTAAGCCTATGATCGGACTTGCGTTTTAATCCCCGGCCGCTGCATGGCCGGCATGCGCGGGGGAAATTTGCTGATCCCGCGATCAGCCGCTATGCTGGCGTCCGGGTGGGACTTCGTGAACGGGGCGAAGTCCGCGGGGCAGGTTGCAGGACGAGGAGTACATGTCGAGCAAACCTTCGAGGAAACGCAGCGCCCCAACCCGGAAAACCGGCAAGAAACGCAAGCCCGCCAGGCGGACCAGCCTGTTCAAGTCGATGAGCTGGTATCAGGCTGCCGCGCGCGCGATCGCTATCAGCCCCGCCACGCTCCAGTGATCGGGGATGGGTGACCAGTGATCACACAGGCGATCACCGGTCACTGGTCGATCCCGAAGCTCTTCACCGCCACCGTGTTCGGCCTGATGCTCGCGGGCGCA